ATGAGCATAAAGTTTTCGGCGGGCGACTCGGCTCCGGCTGTGCTGGAGGCGACGGAGCACCTGTTTCGCGATGCGGCAGCAGACTTGGCGCTGGCGCTGACGGCGGTGCGGCAGGGCCAATTGTCCGAGGCAAAGGCGGCGGCGGGGGCGGTGCGCGACCTGAAGGCCGCGTTCGTGATGGTGATGGAGGAAAGGGCACGTGTTGAAAAACTCCGCAAGCTGGTTGCCGGGGCTGTCGGAACCGGCACCCTTGACCTGGACGCCGCGCGGGATGAGATCGGGCGGCGCCTGGCTTGCCTCCGCGACGCCGGAGCAGGTTGACGATTTTCTGGGCGGGCTGGACGACAACGCATTGTTGTCGCTGCCGTGGCTGTTCGAGTTCTGGGCGCTCCAGCATCAATTGCCGCCCGACGGAGCGTGGAAGACCTGGGTGATCATGGGTGGACGCGGGGCGGGCAAGACGCGCGCCGGCGCCGAATGGGTGCGTGCCGAGGTCGAAGGGGCGGGGCCGCTGGATGCAGGGCGGTCAAAGCGGGTCGCGCTGGTCGGCGAGACGGTGGATCAGGTCCGCGAGGTGATGGTGTTCGGCGAGAGCGGAATACTGGCTTGTTCCCCTCCCGATCGCCGTCCGGATTGGGAGGCAGGGCGGCGGCGGCTGATCTGGCCGAACGGAGCGGTGGCGCAGGTGTTTTCGGCTTTTGACCCAAGCTCGCTGCGTGGTCCGCAGTTCGATGCGGCCTGGGTGGACGAGTTGGCGAAATGGCCCAAGGCCGAGGCAACCTGGGACATGCTGCAATTCGCGCTGCGATTGGGGGAGCATCCGCGGCAGGTGGTCACGACAACGCCCCAGAATGTGGAGGTTCTGAAGCGGATCATGCAGAACCCGTCGACGGTGATGACCCACGCGCCGACCGATGCCAACCGGGCCTATCTGGCGGCGTCGTTCCTTGAAGAAGTGCAGTCGCGCTATGCGGGGACCCGGTTGGGGCAGCAGGAATTGCAGGGCGTGTTGCTGGACGACATTGATGGGGCGATGTGGTCGTCGCTGCGGCTGGAGGCGGCGCGGATTGATGCGGTGCCGGTGTTGGGCCGGGTGGTGGTGGCGGTTGACCCGCCGGTCACGGGACACAAGGGGTCGGACGAGTGCGGGATCGTCGTGGTTGGTGCCATCACCGAGGGGCCGCCGCAGAATTGGCGGGCGGTGGTGCTGGAGGATGCCTCGGTTCAAGGGGCCAGCCCCGACGAATGGGCACGGGCGGCACTGGCGGCGATGGACCGGCATGGCGCGGACCGGCTGGTGGTCGAAGTGAACCAAGGCGGCGACATGGTGCAGTCAGTCATTCGAGGGATTGACCCGTTGGTGGCAATCCGGTCCGTCAGGGCGATGCGGGGCAAGATGCTGCGAGCCGAGCCGGTGGCGGCGCTGTACGAGCAGGGGCGGGTGACCCATGTCCGGGGGCTGGCGCGGCTGGAGGCGCAGATGTGCCAGATGACGGTGACGGGATATCAGGGCAAGGGCAGCCCGGACCGGCTGGACGCGCTGGTCTGGGCTTTGACCGAGTTGATCGTCGAGCCGTCGGAGAAGTTCCGCCGCCCCCAGGTGCGCAGTCTTTAAGGGCGGCTTCCGCTGAGGGGCAGGAGCCTCCGGCGGGGATATTTAGAGACAGAAAAATGGACGTGACGGGGTTGGTCTTGGGCGGGCTAACGGCGGGGCGGGCTGAAAGGCGGGAGCCTCCGGCGGGGAATTTATGAAGAGATGAAAGCCCTTGGCGGGTTTTTTGACTTGGTCCTGGCCTTCTTGGGGTCGGGGCGCGGCGGGCTGTTGCCCAAGAAAACAGGAGTTTGGCGGCATGGTGTTCGATTTCCTGCGGAGGGGGGCCGGGGTGGCGGCCGTTGTGCCTGAGAAAAAGGCTTCGGCGACGGGACGGGTGGTGGCCTGGGGTGGGGCGGTGCGCACCGTCTGGTCGCCGCGAGACACAGTTTCGCTGGGCAAGACCGGATTTCAGGGCAATCCCATCGGGTTTCGCTGTGTCAAGATGTTGTCTGAGGCGGCGGCGGCCTTGCCCTTGATCTGTCAGGATCACGCGCGGCGTTACGAGCAGCATCCGATGTTGGACCTGATCCGGCGGCCCAATGGGGCGCAGGGGAGAGCGGAGTTGTTCGAAGCAATCTATGGGTTCCTGCTGTTGACGGGGAACGCTTATGTCGAGGCGGTGCCGGGGTCGGGCGCGCTGCCCGGCGAGTTGCATGTGCTGCGGTCGGACCGGATGTCTTTGGTGCCCGGGGCGGACGGGTGGCCGATTGCTTATGACTATACTGTCGGCGGGCGGGTGCATCGGTTTGGTGTGACGCCCGAGGTGATGCCGGTCTGTCATATCAAGAGCTTTCATCCGCAGGACGATCATTATGGCTTTTCGCCGTTGCAGGCAGCGGCGGTGGCGATTGATGTGCATACAAGCGCGTCGAGTTGGTCGAAGGCTTTGCTGGACAACGCAGCGCGGCCTTCGGGCGCGATGGTTTACAAGGGGACGGACGGGCAGGGCACGTTGTCACCCGATCAGTATGACCGGTTGGTGAGCGAGATGGAGTTGCACCATCAGGGCGCCCGCAATGCCGGGCGGCCGCTGTTGCTGGAAGGGGGGTTGGACTGGAAGCCGATGGGCTTCAGCCCGTCCGACATGGAGTTCCAGAAAACCAAGGAGTCGGCGGCGCGGGAGATCGCAATTGCCTTTGGGGTGCCGCCGATGCTGCTCGGCATTCCGGGGGACGCCACATATGCCAACTATCAAGAGGCGAACCGGGCGTTCTATCGGCTGACGGTATTGCCACTGGTGGCGCGGGTCACGGCGGCGCTGTCGCACTGGCTGTCCGGGTTTGGCGGAGAGATGGTGGAGGTCAAGCCGGACCTTGACCAGATACCCGCGCTGGCCGTCGAGCGAGATCAGCAATGGGCGCGGGTCGGGGCGGCTGACTTTCTGTCTGCGGCAGAGAAGCGGGCGATCCTGGGGCTGCCGGCGTTGGGCGGCGATGAGTGAGGGGGGCGGGTCGCGCTTTCTATACGACAGTTTCGATGTGGCTTCTGCGCGGATCGACGCAAACGAGCGGGTGGCACAGGAGCGGTGGCAAGCGCTGGAGTATCGGTTGGGGCTGATCGACGCGGGCCTGGAGCGGATGGAAAAGCGCATCTGGATTGGCGTGTGCGGGGTGGCGGTATTCTTGCTGACGCAAGGGGCAGAGGCATTGATTTTGGCGGCAACGAGGTGAGGCGATGATGCAGGAAAATTGGGGCGCGCCGGAACGGAAGTTTCAGCGCGTTGACGCGGCGTTGACGGTGACGGATGGCTGCGTGGTCGAGGGCTATGCCAGTTTGTTCGGCAAGCGCGATCAGGGCGGCGATATGGTATTGCCGGGGGCCTATGCCGGATCGCTGGCGGCGCTGGGCCGCAAGAACCGGCGGGTCAAGATGCTGTGGCAGCATGACCCGGCACAGCCCATCGGCGTCTGGGACGAGGTGCGGGAAGATGCCACGGGCCTTTGGGTCAAGGGGCGCATCCTGACCGAGGTGGCAAAGGGCCGCGAAGCGGCGGCCCTGCTGGCGGCGGGGGCGATTGACGGGTTGTCGATCGGCTATCGGACCGTCAGGGCGGAACGCGATGGCAAGGGGCAGCGCCGCTTGGCAGAGCTGGAGCTGTGGGAAGTGTCCTTGGTGACGTTCCCCATGCTTCAAGAGGCGCGGGTGCAGGCCAAGGGTGATGACCCTGACGCCGGCAACTGGCGCGATCTGGCGGCGATCCTGAACGACGCGCGCCTGAATTTGGCCGGACGTTAGGCGGCCTTTCACGACCAACCTGAGGAAAGACGACATGACCGAGAGAGACTCCGGGATCGGCGCAGAATTGCCCGGCACCCTGCATCCGGGTGCGGAAGTGAAAACCGCTATGGCTGGATTTTTGAATGCCCTCAGGGGCTTTCAGGATGATGTGAAGACTTCGTTGCAACAACAGGAAGAGCGTTTGAACATGCTGGATCGCAAGACTGCAAGCTATGGCCGCCCCACGCTGTCGGTGACTGCCGAGGGGGAAGTGCCCCACAAGAAGGCGTTTGGCGCCTATATCCGCAGCGGGGACGATGACGGGCTGCGTGGGCTGGTGCTGGAGGGCAAGGCGATGTCCACGGCGGTGGCTGCGGATGGCGGCTATCTGGTGGACCCGCAGACCGCAGATCGCATTCGGTCGATGCTGGTGTCGACCTCGTCCGTCCGCGCGATTGCCAATGTGGTGAACGTGGATGCGGTGTCGTTCGACGTGCTGATCGACCGGTCGGAAGTTGGCTCGGGCTGGGCGACCGAGACCGGCGCGCAGGCGGAAACTGCTACGCCGCTGATTGAGCGAATCTCGATCCGGTTGCATGAATTGTCAGCGATGCCGAAGGCGTCGCAGCGGTTGCTGGACGACTCGGCGTTTGACGTCGAGGGCTGGCTGGCGGGCAAGATCGCCACGCGGTTCATCCGCGCGGAGTCGGCGGCGTTTGTCAGCGGCGACGGGGTGGACAAGCCGAAGGGCTTTTTGCTGCCGACCAAGGTGGCGAACGCGTCGTGGACCTGGGGCAACCTTGGCTACATCCCGTCGGGGGCTGCGGGAGATTTCCCGGCGGTCAATCCGGTCGATTGCCTCGTGAACCTGATCTATGCGCTGGCGGCAGATTACCGCGCCAATGCGACGTTCGTGATGAACTCGAAAACGGCAGGGGCGGTGCGCAAGATCAAGGATGCGGACGGCCGGTTCATGTGGTCGGACGGGTTGGCGATGGGCGAGCCTTCGCGGTTGATGGGCTATCCGGTGTTGATCTGCGAGGACATGCCGGACATCGCGGCGAACGCCTTTGCGATTGCCTTCGGCGATTTCGCGGCGGGCTACACGATTGCCGAGCGTCCCGACCTGCGCGTGCTGCGCGACCCGTTCAGCGCCAAGCCGCACGTCCTGTTCTATGCGACCAAGCGGGTTGGCGGCGATGTTTCCGACTTTGCCGCGATCAAGCTGCTGAGATTCGCCACCTCCTGACCGGGGTGGTGGATGCTTGGACCCGCAAGGGTCCGGGCCTTGGGCGCGCGCCGGTTTCCCGTGCCGTGTAACAGCTCCCCCTCCGTCAGGATGGTGCGGGGCGCGCGCCCAGTCTGGGGGTCTTTGGAGAGCGCAGATGATGTTGATTGAGCAGACGGCAGTGCCAGGCGCGGCGCTGCCGGTGCAGGGGTTGAAGGACCATCTCCGGTTGGGGACCGGGTTCACCGATGACGGTATGCAGGATGGGTTGATCGAGAGCTATCTGCGCGCGGCGATGGCGCAGGTGGAGCAGCGGATCGGCAAGGCCCTGATTGCCCGCAGGTTTCTGCTGACGCTGGAGGATTGGCGCGATGCAAGCGGGCAGTCGTTGCCGATAGCGCCGGTGACGGCTGTCGTCTCGGTCACGTTGATTGACGTGGCGGGGGTGTCGACGCTGGTGGCGGCGGCGCGCTATCGGTTGGTGCCGGACATGCACCGGCCCCGGTTGGCTTCGGTCGGGGTTCTGCTGCCGACGGTCCCGAATGATGGACGGGCAGAAGTGGTGTTCGATGCGGGGTTTGGCGCGACATGGGCGCAGGTTCCCGCCGATCTGGCGCAGGCGGTGCTGATGCTGGCGGCGGAGTATTACGAGCGGCGGCACGAGGCGGGAAGCGTGGCAGGCCTGCCGTTTTCGGTTCAGGCGCTGATCGAACGCTGGCGCAACGTGCGGGTGTTGGGCGGGGGGACGGCATGAAGGTGATGTTGAACCGGCGTCTGGTGCTGGAAGATCCGGTCGAGGCGGCGGATGGGGCCGGGGGCCTGACGGTTTCCTGGGTGCCGCTGGGAGTGATCTGGGGTGAGGTCAAACCGTCGTCGGGGCGTGAAGTCGACGGAGAAGAAGTCGTGATAGCCACAGTCGGGTTCCGTATCACGGTGCGGGGCGCGGCGGTGGGGTCGCCGCAGCGGCCTAGGCCCGAGCAGCGGCTACGCGACGGGGTGCGGGTCTTTGTCGTTCTGGCGGTGACCGAGCGCGATTTGTCGGGGGCTTACCTCACCTGCTTTGCACGCGAGGAAGAACCGGCATGAGTTATGCAGCGGCGGCGGCGTTACAGGCTGCGGTTTACGTGCGATTGACTGGGTTTGCAGCTTTGGCGGGGGTGGCGGTGTTGGACGCCGTTCCGCCGGGAGTCGGACCCGAAACATTCGTTCTGATAGGCCCCGAAGTTGTGAACGATCGTTCAGACAAGTCGGGCGGCGGGGCGGATCATCTGTTGGCAGTGTCGGTCATCAGCAAGGTATCGGGGTTCCGCGCTGCCAAGATAGTAGCCGCGGCGGTTTCGGAGGCGCTGGTCGGGGCGGGGATGACGCTGACTACGGGGCGACTGGTGTATCTGGCATTTGTACGGGCGCAGGCGCGGCGGCTCGGCGAGGGTGACACCCGGCGGATCGACCTGACCTTTCGGGCGCGGGTCGAAATGTAGTTTTTGCCAACTCGGTGGATAACCGGAGGCTTCCTTGGACATAACGGAGAAATACGATGGCGGTGCAGAGCGGCAAGGACCTGTTGATAAAGGTCGACATGATCGGCGATGGATCGTTTGAAACGGTAGCGGGCCTCCGGGCCACGCGGATCAGTTTCAATGCGGAAACGGTGGATGTGACCAGTCTGGACAGTGCCGGGGGCTGGCGCGAGTTGCTGGCGGGCGCAGGGGTCAAGACCGCGTCGATCTCGGGGTCTGGCGTGTTTCGCGATGCCAACACGGATGAGCGGGCGCGGCAGATTTTCTTTGACGCCGAAATGCCGGAGTTTCAGGTGATCGTGCCCAGTTTTGGCGTGGTCGAAGGTCCGTTTCAGATCACGTCGATCGAATACGCGGGCAATCACAATGGCGAAGCGACCTACGAGTTGTCGCTGGCCTCGGCGGGTGCGCTGACCTTTACGGCGCTATGATGGCGAATCCTTGGGCTGGGGAGGTAGCGGTGGTGCTGGACGGGCAGCGCCATATAGCCAAGCTGACACTGGGGGCGCTGGCCGAGTTGGAGGCGGCGCTGGTAACGGGCTCGCTGATCGACTTGGTGGAGCGATTTGAGGCGCGACGGTTTTCAACCCGTGACGTGCTGGCGCTGATAGTCGCAGGCCTGCGTGGCGGGGGCTGGCAGGGCACGGCGGCCGACTTGCGGACAGTAGAAATTGGCGGCGGACCTTTGGAAGCGGCGCGGGCGGCGGCGGAACTGTTGGCGCGGGCGTTCGCGTTGCCCGGCGAATGAGCCTCGATTGGCCAGGGCTGATGCGGGCGGGGTTGCTGGGGCTGGGGCTGGAACCGGCGGTGTTCTGGCGGCTGTCGCCCGTTGAGTTGAAAATCATGCTGGGGGCGGATCGCACCGCCCCGACGCTGACGCGGGCGCGGCTGGAACAGTTGGCGGCGGCGTTTCCGGATGTGGGAAAGGGGCGAAGCGATGGCGGAATTTGACGATCTGACGGACCAGATCGCGGGGTTGGAGGCGACTTTGGCCGGGACCACGGGAATGATCGCCGCGTTCGATGGCGAGTTGGCCCGGATGCGGGACAGTCTGGCCTTTACCGGGCGCGAGGTTGGAGCGCTTTCCTCTGGGTTTTCGGGCGGGCTGCGGCGGGCGTTCGACGGGCTGGTGTTCGACGGGATGAAACTGTCGGACGCGCTAAAGTCGGTCGCTAGCAGCATGGCGGACACGGTCTACAACGTGGCTATGCGACCGGTACAAAGCGCCTTGGGCGGGGCGCTGGCGCAGGGGGTGAACGGGTTGTTGGGTGGGCTGATGCCGTTTGCGGCGGGTGGGGCGTTTTCGCAGGGGCGGGTGATGCCATTTGCAAAGGGCGGTGTGGTGGCGCAAGCGACGGCGTTTCCGATGCGCGGCGGGACCGGGTTGATGGGCGAGGCGGGGCCGGAGGCGATCATGCCGCTGGCGCGCGGCGCAGATGGGCGGCTGGGCGTGCAAAGCGGCGGGGGGCGGGCCGTCACGGTGGTGATGAACATCTCGACCCCCGACGTGCAGGGATTTCAGCGCAGCCAAAGTCAGATTGCAGCACAAGCGATGCGGGCGTTGTCGCGCGGGCAGCGCAACAGGTAGGGGCCGGAAGATGACGTTTCACGATATACGGTTTCCGGTCAACCTGAGCTTCGGGTCGATGGGTGGGCCGGAACGGCGGACCGAGGTGGTCACGCTGGCGAACGGGTTTGAAGAGCGGAACACGCCCTGGGCCCATTCGCGGCGCAGGTATGATGCGGGCTTGGGCTTGCGCAGTCTGGATGATGTCGAGGCGCTTATTGCGTTTTTCGAGGCGCGGCGCGGGCAGTTGCATGGTTTTCGATGGAAAGACTGGTCGGATTTCCGGTCCTGCAAGCCGTCGCTGAAGGTGGGCCCATTTGATCAGACGATTGGGCGGGGGGACGGGGTGAAAACGACATTCCCGCTGGTGAAAACCTATGTATCGGGGGATCAGACCTATGTCCGTCCGATGGTAAAGCCGGTGGCGGGAACGGTGCAGGTGGCGCTGGCCAATGATCCCAAGGTCGAGACGCTGGAGTTTTTGGTGGACGCGGCAACCGGGGTCGTTACCTTTGCGTCAGCGCCCGATATCGGCGCATTGATCACGGCAGGGTTCGAGTTCGATGTGCCAGTGCGATTTGATACCGACCGGATTCAAACCTCGGTCGGGTCATTTCAGGCCGGAGAAGTGCCCAACGTGCCGGTGATCGAGGTGCGGGTGTGATGGGAATACACGAGCATCTGGGAACGGGCGTCACAACCGTTTGTCGGGCTTGGTCGGTGCGGCGGCGCGACGGAGTGACCTATGGGTTTACCGATCACGATCGGGATTTGCAGTTTGAGGGTTTGCAATTCAAGGCCAGTTCCGGAATGAGCGCGCGGGTGTTGCAGCAGACGACGGGGCTGGCGGTAGACAATTCGGAGGCGATGGGCGCACTGTCTGATGCGGCGATGACCGAGGCGGATTTGTTGGCAGGACGGTTCGACGGGGCCGAGGTACGGACCTGGCTGGTCAATTGGGCGGATGTCGAGGCCCGGATCGAGCAATTTCGGGGGTCGTTTGGCGAGATCGTACGGTCGGGCGGTGAGTTTCGCGCAGAATTGCGCGGTCTGACCGAGGCGCTGAACCAGCCGCAGGGGCGGGTTTATCATCGGGCGTGTTCTGCGGTGCTGGGCGATATGGCGTGCGGGTTTGATCTGACAGCACCGGGCTTAGCAACGGAATTGCCGTTGGCGTCCGGGGAGGGGGCCGTACTGCGGTTTGCAGGGGCCGCGACGTTTACGGCCGGATGGTTTCAGCGTGGACGGGTCGTGATCCTGTCGGGGGTTGGTGCTGGACTGATCGGGTTGATCAAGTCGGATCGGCTGGAGGGGACTTTGCGGGTTATCGAGTTGTGGGTGGGGTTGGGGGTCGATCTGACCGCAGGTGACGCTGTGCGGCTGGAGGCGGGGTGCGACAAGACGGCCGATACCTGTCGTTCCAAGTTCGGCAACTTTCTGAATTTCCGAGGATTTCCGCATATTCCGGGGGATGACTGGCTATCATCCTACCCTGTTTCATCTCAGAAAAATGATGGCGGGAGCCTGCAAAGATGAAAGACCAGGTGGTTTTGACAGCGCGGGCGTGGATCGGCACGCCCTATCGGCATCAGGCATCGGTTCAGGGAGCCGGGGCAGACTGTCTGGGGCTGCTGCGCGGCGTTTGGCGGGAAGTTTATGGGCCGGAGCCAGAACCCGTACCCGCCTATACGCAGGATTGGTCCGAACCCTCGGGACGCGAGGACTTGATGGCGGCGGCCGAGCGTTGGCTGGTGCCTAAACCAATTGACGATGAAGCGGCAGGCGATGTCCTGTTGTTCCGTATGCGGGCGGGGGCGGTAGCCAAGCATCTGGGAATTGCGGTGCAGGTCGGCGCGACCCCCACCTTCATTCACGCCTACAGCGGCCATCAGGTGCTGGAAACCGCCCTGTCTGCGCCCTGGGTGCGCCGGATCGTTGCCCGCTTTGCCTTTCCCACAGGAGAATGA